TGCTTGCCGTCGCGAATGAATAGCCGGTCTGGCTGACCGCGCTGATTCATCCCGGCGAGCTTGAGCGTGATGCAGCCCTTGGTCTTCGCATACGCGCAGACCGCCTTCTCGATGGTTGACTCTCTCATGGTGCTTCCTCCCGTGCTTTAAGCATTGCGTCGGCTACTTCATAAGACCATGCCGCGATCATTTCCACGCTCCTGTTCTTTTCATTAGCTGTAAGCAATGCAGGGATGTGATTGAGTGCTTGACCTGCAAAGTAGTCGCGCAGGCTCATTCCAAAGGTGCCGAATTGAATCTGCCCGTTTGGGTGAATGAAATCCGGTGAAGGAAACGCTGGTCCGCCGTCGTATGGTGGTTTGATAAAGTTGCTCATCGGCTCGAGACGATTGGTTTTTTGAATGCGCGGATGCCGGGCATAGCTACAGCAAATCCGTTGGATTCCAACTCTTTGAGAGCTGTAAGGATTGCTGCGCGTTTGAGTGTTATTTCGCAAAGATCTGGCTCGGCAGCATAAAATGCCTCAATCCTCACGACCTCGAAGTCCCACGCGAACCGGATGCCGTCGGAGAGTTTGGTCGCGGCGACCTCGTTGCTCGCTTGGAGCTTGTCGGCGAGAGCCTTCTTTGCGGCGATGACTGCGGCGATCCCGCCGTTCTCAGCCTCCTCCTTCGCTGCCCGAGCAGCGTCGAACGCCTTGCGCTCTTCCGCCTCCTTCGCTGCCTTGATGCGCAGGACCTCCTCGGCATGGTCGCCGACGAGCTTCTTGATGCGGTTCTCCTCGGCGGTAATCTCTTCGAGGAAGTCAGCAGCGGCGGCGTCGATCATCTTGCCGATGCGGTTGACTGGCTCTTTTACGAGCTTGCGGCTCTTCTCGACCTCGATCCGCATGGCAGCGAGTGAGCGTGTCTGGAACTGAGCGCGACCGCTCTCGTCGTTGCTTGTGACGGTCGTGATCGAGGATGCCTTCTCAATGAGCGCTGCCTTGCGAGCCTCGGCCTCTGGCGAGATGGTCAGTTGATACCCATCCCCAGCGAGGATGAGCGGAGTTATTTCGGATAGTTCGGATGTCATTTGTGTTATTGTTTGGAGAATGGTCTAGGTGGTGAGAGGTCGATGTGTCCGGTGCAGACGCAGCAGTCGATGAGCAGCGCTCGGTAGTGCTTGTGGAAGCAGGTTGGGCAATGATTGGGTTGGCAGACTCTCGCTCTGGCTTTGTGAGCGCGTTCGGCGAGTGCCTGCTTAATGGTTAGAAAGGTTGGCTGTCGGTCGGCTGGCGAGGATAGTCCCACAGAAGCCACGGCAGGCGATGCAGCAGGATCGGAGGCATTCCGTCGCGGTAGGGTCGGATTGCCAGCCAGACCGCTTCCGAATCCGTTGGATCGCGCATCACGCACAGCTCTGTCTCGAATGCGTTCGAGGCTGCGTGCCAGGTTGTCTGCTCTGGATCCGCGTTGACTGGCGTCATCGGGATCGCCTCGCCGTTCGTCCGCGACAAGCTGCGGTTCTCCTTGTGTGCTGCCTTCTCCGCGATGACTGCCGGCTGGAGTGGCGTCTTGTTGCTCACGACCAGACCGGCGCGGCGCTTTCCCGGCGGGTCGATGCGGTTGATGGCTGCTTCCAACATAGGGTCGTCAACTCCTACATAGGGTTTGCATAGGGTTTGCGTAGGTTTTGCTGCGGCTTTCTTGGCGGCGATGATTTCGGCGATGGTTGGCATGGTGTGTCTTGTTGGTAGTTTCGCCCAGAATGCCCCACCCCGCGTGAGCAGGATGAGGCGTGCCATGCAATGCACTATTTATCCAGAGAGATCAATAGTCGTCCCCGATTAGGATCGCTGAGAGTTCGGTCAGAGCGGCGATGAGCGCCTTGTCCTCTGGCTTCTTGTCAGCGACCGCCTTCGGCAGCCATTTCTCGATGAGTGTCGAGACGCCTGCCTCGTCGACTTCACCGAGCTTCTTCCCCTTGTATTTGCCGACGTGGATCTCGACCGACTCCCAGCCTTGCTCTTCGGACTTCTCCTCGGAGTCGCCAGCAGCGGCGCCATCGATCTCACGGTCGCGGATGCGCGTATATTTGCCCGACGGCTTCAGCGTGGTCTTGTCGCGGTCAGGTGCCATGAACGAGATGTTGGCGTAGGTCTTGTCGTCCTTCGTCTCGTGCTGGATGATGAGCTTGACGCCGTGACCGATGAGCGCCTCAAGGTCAAACTCGTTGAGTTCGTTGCTGGTCAGATCGCGACCCATGAGCTTCTTCAGATCCCTGCGGAGTGCTGCCTTCTCGTTGAGGCTCGGCGTGTATCCGCGTGACCAGATGCAGAAGCGGCGGTCGTTCTCTTCGTCCATGACCTCGGTCTCGAAGACGAGCCGGAACTCATCCTTCTCGCCGTATTGTGTCATGCGTTTTTTCAGCTCCGTAACGTCCACCAGCACGGCCTTGATCGGTCCTTCGGTTTCGGGGTGCGGGGTGAAGTTGCTGTTTTTCTTTTCGCTTAGTTTCATGTATTTTACTTGGTTTGGTTTGTTGTTATTTGGGGAGATTAGTTCGGAAGCAGTCCGAGGCAGTAAGCGGCTATGATGCCGATAATGAATCCGGTGATCGTCGCTGTGACGATGACTGGAGTGAGAGTGCGGTCAACATTTATTGACTTGCGCTGATTCATCTCGTTTAGCGTGAGCTTAGAGAGATCGTCGATGTGGAGGCGGAGGAACTTGTCTGTGCCGGGCTGGATGTCGTAGTTTTGTTTCATGGTGTTCTTGTTGGTTTGTTAAATCGCGTTGGCGATGAGAGGAAACTAGGCATTGCCCACCAAAAAGAAAAGAACTATTTTCGTATAAATGAAAATAATTTATTTTATGGTAGAACTAAAACATCCAAAACGGATGTTTTAATGAGTATCTACCTGCGTTTTGTAACGGGTTGGTTGCGTTTTATGCAACTATCTCGCGACCTAAACGAATCGGAAAATCTTTGACTGGCGACCATTAACCGAAGCCTTACGCATCGTAACAACCCCATCCGTCAGTAGTTGATTCATTTTGCGATTCAACGCGCTCTCGCCTAGCTTTTTGCCCTTACTAGCCAGTTGCTCGCTAATCTGAGCGGTAGTAAATTCATCCGGCTGGATTGGTTGAGAATTAGTGAACTGCTGCTCGATTAGTTTGTCTAGTGCGCTTAGATGATTCCTTGTGGACTGATCCAAGTCTCGCCGCCCTCTTTGGTTACTTGCCATAATTTAGTGTCTCCTGTTTTTGTGTTGATAATGCCGTATGCAAAACCTTGCCGCCAGCCGAGCTTCGCTGTGTAGCGGTCGGCGTATTCCATCTGATCGATGTCTCCGATGCAGCCGATTGAATGACCTTCGCCTTGATCGATGTGCCTGCCTGTGTATTGGTTCGGAGTATGAACGTGTCCATGGACGCAAGGACCATATCGCTCGAAGTGCATCTTTGCTGGATTGACTCCGCTGTGAAATCCGTGGATGAACTTCGGTCCGCCCTCTGGTAAGCGCAGGTAGTTGCCGACCTTGTAATGGATCCACTTGATCTTGCGCTTATCGAACTGTCGCTCTGCGGCTTCGGCAAGTCCCTGGCAATGTTCTCGCAGGACGCCGTTGGTAGTTGTTTGAGCCATCTGAAAAATTCGATCGTCGTGATTGCCAAGTGTTAGGTAGTTTGGCTTAAAGTCATCCAGAAAAGCGATCCCAGCGGCGAAGTCCTCAGACAATCCACCGGCTTTTTCATCTGGGCTGGCGCCTCCTCGGAGCGGTGCAAAATCCCAGTTGTCGCCGAGGTGGATGGTGTAGTGAGGTTTCCAGTCGGCTTTGAATTTCAACAGAATCCTCAATGATTCCCGATGAATTAAGCTCCCATGATTGTCAGCAGCGACGATGAATTTCTTGAAGATCATATTGGATTAAGTCTTTTGATTTTTTTCTCGAGCCGATTGATAGCCGGTTGATAGATCTCGTCCTTACATCTCACGATCTGCTCCTGTTGGTATTTCTTGCCCCAGCCGACTCCGCTCAACAAAAGACAAGCCTCGAAGATCTCATGCCTCATCGTCTCGATGAATAGCTTTTTGTTCGCGGCGACTTTGACGTCAAGATCTATGGTCTTTTTGTCGAAATGAAACTGGCCGTAGAGTTCGCCATCGAACTGTCTGACTACGATTTTGATCTTCTGACCAGCTATCGATAATGAAGTTGGGATCTTGAAGGTTCGTTTCATGGCTTTTGATTGGCGCTAGGCGACTGCTTCATCGGTGAGGATGTATTCGATCCGGCGGTCGCCGATGATCTCGGCAAGGGTCTTGTCGAAGTCGATCCATTGCGATGGTGGGATCGTCTGGCAGCCCTCGGATGAGGTGCCGATGTTGCCGCCTCGATGCAGGTTGATGCCGAAGACTCCTGTCTCGGTTACAGCTACGCTGCCGTCCTGCTTGATCCGCTCGACCGTGACAGGTGCCGATCCTTGCCCGAACGCCATGTAGCCGCGCGGCGAGTTCATCTTGTGCTTGAGCCTGCGGAATGACCAGATGCCCGGCTTGAGTCGTGCCATGAACTTCCCAGCGGCTGCGTTCCATCCGTAGCGGCTCGGATCCGTGTTGGCGTTCCACGCGCTGAAATGGTCGGGGGTGACGATGAAGATCGCGTCATCGTAGATGCCGGTGTCGTTGACGCCAGGCTTGCCCATCGTGTCTCGATAGTAGGCGCGACTGGCAAAGATATAGGTCGTCGGGAACTCCTCAGCTTTTCGTCCGGATTCCTTCCATTTTCTCAGCGCAGCGACTTCTATACGCTGACGGCTGGCTTTTGGCTTAGAGTTTGGTGTCATGGATTACTTGGTTGCGTAGACGACGATCGCCTTGGCTGCTTCTCCGCTGAAAGACCAGTTGCGAGTGCCGTCTGGATCCACGGTCAGGTTGCAGCTCGGCAGGAGGAGGATCAATAAAAGTAATAAAGTTTTCATTCTGGTATCAAGATTGCCTTCGGTGGGTTCGCCCAGATGCTCAGCTCGTCCTTGACGACCTGCCAGAACTCTGGCGACTCGTCGATCTCGCTGTGACCGTAGGTGTGAAAGACGCCAGCCAGCTCGACGATCTGCGCCGGCGAGGTTGGGACGAGGTCGTGACCGTTGGGTCGATCGCGCTCTTGGCGGACGTAGACGGTCCGAGCGATCCCCTTCGGGATCTTGATGGTGCCGCGCTTGAGCATGGCGCGGACTGAGACGGCTTGTGCGAGCGTGCAGCGAGGCAGCCATGTAGGACGATAGACTGGGTCACAGGCGATCCATAGATCGATGTCGAGTCCGATCTCGTATGCGTAGCGAGCGAAGGCCGTGGTCGCTGCTTGCCCGTGCGAGTAGCTGAGGACTGCGACGCTGCTCAGCCGCTGCCTGCGGAGTTGATCGGCAAGAGCTTTGACGTTCGACTTCCAAGTCCGCGGTGCGTAGACGTAGATCTCGCCCGGCTTTGCGAAGGAGGAGACGACGCGGAAGAATCCGTCCTCGAAGCCGTTGCGGTTGTCCTCGGACTCTTGGAAGCCGGAGAACGATATGATCGCTCTCTTGTTCATCACTTCCGTTTCCTTGCGAAATTGTAGAGCGTCACCAGCCCGATCGCGATACCGATCAGTCCGCCAGTAATCCGGACGCTAAATTCGAGTTGCTCTTGGAACGTGCTGATGACGCCGAGTAGGGATCCGACAGTTCCTATGGCGCCGTTGACTAGATTGTAAAGGTGGGAATGTTCGTGCATGGCTTATTGGAAGTTATAGAAGATGATTAAAATAGCGAGTATTACAAGCGCGATCGATAGGGAAATCATTGAGTCTGATTGCGGTGGTCGGTATGGATACATTGGTTTCATCGTCTGGATCGATCATGGTTGCGGTGCTGGCGGATTGTCAGTTATGTCTGGAATAGGCGGGGCTGTATAGACAAACCCAGCCTGCCCTAATTCCCAGCCGCTCGGCATGGTGATTGGAACTCTGACGGTAAAACGATCATCATTGACTAGATCGAGGATAGCATTGATTGCTGTTGCTATCTGTGCGTTGAGTTGGAAGATTGCGCCTGACTTTACAAGGTCGGAGTTAAGCTCGGCTGCGACGATCTCAGGTGCGCGATTCCATACCTGCTCCCATCCCGCTTTGAGCGTGACTGCTAAATGATGAGCTGCTTCAGCCCCTTGGATTGTTACTTGATCGATTGTTGTGAGTTTTGGTATCATAGTTTTGTATTAAAATTGCATTATCTTAGCATCTGATATTTGCGTTATGAATCCCGTTGGACTCCCTGACGCATTATTTACAGCAACCAGCGCGACTGCGGCATTTGCACCTGAGGCTGTTCCGCTCAAACTTGTTGATAGAGTTGCTGTATAAAAAGAAGCCGCGCCGTTTTCTTGGCTTATGTAGCCTGTTATATTGCCTGATCCATCAGTTTCAACGCTTACCATGCGATTGTATAAACTGGCGTTTCCATCTCCAAAACTAACCCAAGAACTAGCAGAGAACGTGCTGCCATCGTGTGCAAATACTCGGAAAACATGATTAGTTCCGTTACTTGTTATTTCCATTCCGAAGCCTTTTGCTGTTAATGCGTTTGAGTCAGCATTAGGATATGTATATCCCCATCCATAAAATAACCTAACCACTCCTAGAGGGTCGGATACGGTTGTCTTAAAATATTGAAGATTTACAGATACGCCGCAACGCCTGTCATATCTGATATAATAAGCCCCGCCGATTGGTTCGTATGAAATAGTTTGGTGTGCGTATCCTGCATTAGTTGTTCCTGCATTAACTCTTAAGCCAGATGATTGTGTTACTGATGAACCAGCCCCTGAATTTGCTGAATTTCTCGATTGATAGATTGGAGAGTAAATCTTACCAATGCCGTAAAAGTCATCTGATAGTTTATCACTTGCGGTTATCAAGCTATTACTCGCAGGCGTTCCAGTTCCGCTGCTTGTAGGTCGGGTTGTGGACGAAAATGCTTGCGCTCCTGCTATCGTGCTGCCGTTCCATGTATTCGTTCCGCCAACTGTAAGAGTTCCGCTAACTTTTGCGCTTCCAGTCACATCGAGAGCTTCGGCCGCGCTTGTGCCTCCGATAGTAACCTTAGCAGCATCGACACCAGTGCCGCCTAGTGCTATCGTATTAGATGCTGAAAAATTTGATTTGTAACCAATCGCAGTCGAGTTGGTTGCTGTTGCAAGTGACGATCTTCCAGCAAAATA